GTCAGAAACCGTGTTCCACGCCGCCGAGCCAAGCAACATCGGAATCTGCCTGAAAGCCTCAGTGTCATCATTCGCCATCATTTCAAGTGTAATCCCGACGTAGTTACCCTTCTTCACCGGACTGGCAGTTTCCTTGTAGTCATCCCACGTCAACTCAGCATAAGTGCCGCCCTCAGCCACAGTCGCCAAAGTAGAATACCCATACAGCTGTATCATGTTCATCGTCTGCATGTTATCCAAATCTCTATGCGAACAAATCGGCTCCCACCACTTCTCACGCATGTTGAATGCGCCGAGCATCAACTTATTGATCGCATCAGCGCATACGTTCGCCATGACCGCCGTGGTCACATTCGCAAACTGCGCATGCTCTGCCTGGACCGCCCCGCGGAATTCGTAGTCCCCAGTAGACCGGAGATACCACTCTCGGATCCCAGTCAGACGGGGCCCCGAGCTCTCAGAATCTGGAACATCAAGACCAAGGAGACGATAGAGGGAGAACGTCATCCTATCAAACCCATCCGACACCGAATCCAGGCGAGCACCTGGGAGACGAACAGCCGACCCACGCACCAAGTCCTCCAAACTACGCACAGTACGCGAGAACTCCGCGCGACTCACTACCATACCAGCATACTGCGAACGCAGGCGATCCCTCACAGACTGATCTAAGCCGCTACCAGCCAATACGCCGTCTCGCATCCGCTCGCTCAACAACAACCGCAACTCATCCTGCATCAAACCGCCATGATTATCGTCGCCCTCGCTGACATTGCGAGCCTCAAACTGTTCCCGAGCCTGCCGCAAAAACTCACCGCCGGCCGCTGGATCAAACACCACGTCCAGTGAATGCACCCGCGCAACAGACTGCACAACCCGATCACGTCCAGCTAACAACTCCAGATCCGCGCTCAAGCCAACCCGCGGCATCGCCGGCCCGCCATCCCGAGCCGCAACCATCTGAGACGCAAGCTGGCGGCCCTGAGCTGCCGCCGGCCCACGAAACGAAACACGGCCAACAACCGCGCCATCCTGAAATCTCACCCGCGTCAACACGCCGGCGAGATTCTGGAGCGGCCGCGATCCGCCATCAGCAGAAAGCGGCACATGATTAAGAAAAACCGCCGCATTATTCCACAGGCCGGCATCAACACTCGCCCGCAGCGCCTCTTCGGTCAGCGTCCAGCCATTGGCTCTCACGGCACGAATGCCAACCACGTCAAATTCACCAGCATCAGCGTCAACACCAGCAATGCTGCCGCCATCAAATGTAACTCGCGTAACTCGCTGCGCCTGTGGATCATCACCCTCATCACTGAACTGCACACGATAACGCTTCCACTGATCCTTCATTGCACCACCTCCAATCTCACACTCAGACATCAGCCAACACCCACAGATGCACGCAACCCGCCAACTTCGGCGTGCTGCCAGCAACGAGATTCACATCAACTTCATACACATCGTCCGCGTCGCCGGCCACCGGCGCGACAGTGCCGCCCAAATGCGTAGAGAGCACATTCACGCTATCACCGGCTTTGCCGTCACAATCAATCGCCGCGTAGCCCGTGACATCGCTGCCCCCTTTCTGAATGTCAACAGTCACAGTTGTCGCCCCACCAGATTCGGTCATGACCGCCACAGTCGCACCCACAAGCGTGTGACCAAACGGAATAGCTGCTATAGCCACACCGTCCGCGTCACCAGTCTCTACAAAATGCATAGGGACATCAATCAATCTCTCGTTCATCCTCATACCCTCCATGATAAAACTCTTTCAATTCATCACGATCCAACACGCCTTCAAGGGCCCTAAAACCAAGCAAGCTAGCCTGGTCATCACTGATCCAGCCGCGCTCCCGCATCGAACCAAGCGCCTCAATGATCATTCGAGCTGACCTGCCCATGGACTCGGCATCAAACCGTCCAATCCGCGGCCGATCAACACGTAACTTCAAATCGCTGTAATAGCGTCGCCTACTGCGACGGTACGCAGTCTCAACAAGAGAAGTAGCCACATCAACCAAGACATCTTGACGATCCCTGAAATGTTTAAATGTCGGCTCGCCCATCTCCGCGGCCGTGGCCCGCGTCGCGGACTCTCCTTCGCTCATAAAATGCAGGGGGATACCGCCGGCATTCGCAATCGCGAGCCTAAGCGCCTTCCCGTCGTCCGCCGCGTCGCCCGCCTCAATGTGCGGCTGCACAGCCTCCCAGCGCTCCTTTCCATCCGTCACTACTATACTACCGGTAGCCGGCGGGCGGCTATACTGCGCGGATTTCCGCGAAATATCAGACGCAGAAGCGCCCTCGATCGCCACATGCCACATGAAAGCCGACTTGAGCCGGTTCACCCGCACGCGATCCTGCAACCACCGCTTATAGGCCTCAAGCCATTCCTGGATGGCGAACAGGTCAGCCTCCCCGCGCACAATCCCAGGCGGCGTCTCGATCGCGTATTGCAGCATCACATAATCCACATCAACGCCTGCAGAAACTCCGTCCTGCCACCACCGCTCCCCGCCGGACACTATCTGTCGATAACGAGTCCGCAACTCGGGATCATCATCAGAAACATCAACACGCGAAATCAACAACGCCGGCACGAAGCGCACCTCCGACATACCGTCGTCTCCTCGATGTAAAGTCACGAACACTTCACCGCTCCGCACAAACTCATCGGAAATCGTGCGCATCCGCCGAGACATACCATTCAAACGCCAGAAATCCTGCACAAATCTATCAACAGAGGCAATCTCAGATCGGACAGTAATGCCATCGTCACCCAAACAATAATCACGCGTCAATTTCAACAGACGCTTTGCAAAACTATTTTCTCTCCACAACCTCAGCGACGCGTCGAGCAATGCGCGCCGCTCCGTCCATGGACGCTCCCATCGAAACACGCCAGACGCCTGACGGTACCACCCCTCGTCACCGTCAACGACGTCCAGCGCAAAACGCGCAGAAACGCCGGCTACGCCGGCGTCCGCGGCGTCACCACCGCGGACAAGCCATTCAATCAGCTTTTCACGAACACCCATTTGACACCTCAGAAGAGAGGGGCGCTGCGAGCACAGCGCCCCGCAAACAAAGGAGAGCAAAACACCTGACGTCAAAACAATCATAGCAAATTCCCAACGAAAAGTCAAGCAACTCATTTTCATACTTCACACTATTTACAATATGTCCGGTCTTTCAATTTTCATCATGAACCGCTACGGGGGCGAAGCGCCCCCTCCGCGGCGGCTCGGCGCGCCGCTACGCTTTGCGCTTCGCCGGCTCCGGGGCGCATGCGCCCCTGCGCAACATATTTCAACACTTCCAGATGCACGGCCCCCAAACACACAGCCAGCGAAGAACTGGAACGGCTCGCCCGCCGGCAAAACCCGCCGGCGGCGCTTGCCGGGTGGCGGGCAAGAACGGCCCCCGCCACCCTTCGGGCCAGCTTCGCGCCCCGCGCTCGGCCGGCAAGGGTCGGTCGCTACGCTCCCATCGCTCCGCTGCGGGGCCAAGCGGGTTGGCCTTGCCCGCGCTCCGCGGCGGGGGGGCCCTCGCTACGCTTCCCCCCGCCGCGCTTCGCGGCGCTCGGCCTGCACCAAACTGCCCCGGCTCCGCGCCCTATGCCTGCCTCGCTCTCCGGGGCGCATCGCGGGCCTGCGGTGGCGGCGGCAAACAGCCCGCCACACATCGAGAATCGCTGGCTGCACGGTGCAGCCACACAAAAAAAGGAGAGCAAAAATGCACACGTGGACAGAATCGGAAATCGCGGAATTTGAAGTAGCTGCAGGGGAACGCTACCGCTTGCGAGCAGCACAACTCCTCGGCGAGTACGTCGCAATCTGCGAATGGGACGCAACACACGATCCCGCACTGCGTCCCGCAGTCGCAAAAATACGCACGGAATGCGGAGCCATTGCAGCGTTTTTCGGCCAGAGCGGCGCCTTCTTGCAGTCGCTGCACTCCACAATCCAAAACACAGAAGACATGTACATATTATAATGAGATCCCCCCCCTCCAATTTAGGAGGGGGGGGGCAAAAAAAGGAGAACAAAAATGAGCACAGTAAAAACGTCTGTTACATTCGAACAAAACGGATTTTTCTTCCGCGCCGAATTTTGCGCAGAAAACATGGCGCACCTACTCCAAAACATCGAAAAACTCACAGCAGAACTAATAACACACGGTTGTAATCCGGTAGACTACAACAACCAGAAAGGAGAGGAAAAAACAGAAAAACACGGGGTCCCAAAGTGCCCGGTCCACGAAACGGACATGAAAAAATCGAAGCACAACGGCGGCTACTATTGTAGCCAAAAACTAAGCGACGGTACTTATTGTACAGAAACCAAAAAGGAGAAATAAAAAATGAAACCGGAAAATTTCACACAGATACGAAACGGAAAACGATACAGCACGCAAACGGCAAAGCTGCTAGCACATGACAACTATTGGGATGGACAAAACATGGAAAGGAACGGCAGGAACACATTCCTCTACAAAACAAAAAAAGGAAATTACTTCTACCTGATACAAACGAACTGGACCGAAGAAAACACAAACATAATCCCAATCAACGAACAGAACGCCGCCGAAATGTACGAGGAACTCCCTGTTCAAGAAGTTGAGTTCGAAACCGCGTTCCCGAACACGCCACTCGAAGACGCATAGAGCATGTGGGCGCACGCTGCTTAGCGTGTGCCCACAATTAGCTACTACGATCACGCGCACGCAACGCCTCACGCATGGCATCCACGCCCTGCGTGTACCCATTTGCGCGCGTAATATTTGTGCGCTCACCAAAGAAATGCCCAAGCACAATTCCGGCGAGACCAACCAGGGCATCTGGCGCAGTGCCGCCGGAGAAATACAAGTACGCCACCACGCCAACCAGTACAAGAGCCAGCGCGCTCTGTACAATAATAAACACTGTCCCACGCACATCATTACTACTCATCAGCGCCACCTCTCAAAAAATCATCAAAAAATTGATCTACATCATCAACGCTATCAGACTCATCAAACGTCTGAGTATAACTCAGACAATAACTCAATATCGCGCGAGATGCCGCAACACGCGCGGCCGGCCTCTGGGCAGCATCAGACGCAACAGCAACAAGCGCTTCAATCGCGCACACGCTCGCAGACAACAACCTATGCGCGATCTCACGCAGCAGATACGATTGTATATCTCTCCACGCAGACAATACATCAGCATCTTGGAGATAATTGTATGCCGCGCGCTCACTGACACCCGCGGAAACCGCAGCTGCGCGAACAGATTTTGAACCAGCCAACGCCCGCACAAACCGAAGCTGCGCAGGACTAAGTGCACACACATCTACACACCCTCATTATAATATAGTACTATACAGTAGTAGTAGTACCTGTGGATAACTCACAAACAACACCTCCACCACCACTACAGACGCCAAAAACCACCACTACAGACGCCAAAAAACTATATGCAGTTGTGGATAATCTGTTGATAATCTGTGCAAAACTCCAACTGCCTGTGCATAAGTCGACTGCACCATGCAAAATTATACACAGATTATAACAAATTATCCACAGGTTATCAACAGGCTACACATACTCCACGCTCTCCCAGTCCAACACATCCCCCGCCGGCAGCACCGCGCTTTCCGACCTCGCCCCGCCCTCGCCGGCCGCCCGCACGCACAGAGCCAGCGACATCACATAATCGTCGTTCCCCTCATGCGCCGGCACCGAAAAACGCAACGTCTGTCCTGGTCCAGGTTCCCGCCGGCATGCCCGCGCCTGCGCCCAGAACGCCGCCGACTCCACGCTGTGATCCTCAGCATACATCCGCACTCGGCCCCCATTCACCGCCGAGAGCAGATCATACCCCAGCCGGCTTTTCTCCACCCCGCTGAACACCACCGCCTGCACCACGTCCGCCGGCAGCGCCGCTCCCAGGAACGACGCCACCCCAGCGCCCAACCCCGTAGCATCCACCGCCACACACCGCACGCCCCACACGCGCCCCAGCAAATCCGCCAGTTGCTCGCTCAACGCCGCCAGCGACTCGCCCCGCCAGGCGATGTGCTCCACCACCTCAATTACCGGCTGATACACGCCGGCCGCCTCCCGATCCACCAGCCGCGCCAGCGTCAACACCGTCTGGTCATGCTCCCCGTCGCCCTCGCCGGCCAGGTCCAGCCCCGCCACATAGCGCGCCTCCCCAGCCTGCTGAGCCTCCACACCACCACTACCCATAGTACCAATACAGCTTCCAGGCATACTACCCATTGTATAGCAGGGACGCCGCAGCCGCGCATGCTCCCCGACCAGCTGCGCCAACTGCGCCGGCGCAAAGAGCCGGCCGGCCCCCGCCAGCGCCCGCAGCGCATACTGCGTCACGAACAACGGGTGATCCTCACCCAGCCGCTCCCGCTCGCTCTCCACAAAGCGCCGATACCCCGCCGACTCCTCCGCCAACACCCGCCAGTCATACTCAAAATGCCGGCGCACCCCGTCCCGCGCCTCCGCGTCCAGATTCGCCCGCTTCACCTGCGCCAGCAAGTCATCTTCGGACCAGGCAGTGCCATATAATACCGTCGTCGCATTCATCGTAGACGCCATCGGCCGGAAGTCACGCTGATACACCGTCTCGTCAAAGTCCTGCGCCTCGTCAATCTCCAACAACAAGTCAGCCGTCGCGCCCATCACGCTGGCCGCCGGCGAGCCGCTAAAGAACAAAACCCGCGCCTTCCCCAGCCGCAGCATATATCCCTCATCGCCGCGCCAGCGCCGCCGATTCAACGGATTATTCAACACGCCTTCCAACCGCTGTTTGCTCGTGATGATCTGGGGACGGAACGTAGGCGCCGCCTTCACAATCGTGCCGCCCCGCCGCGCATACAGATTAAGCAGAAACGCCTCCAGGTGCGCCGAGACCTCATTCTTGCCCATCTGACGCGCAAACATCAGGCTAAACGTCAGCCCGCGCCCATGCAGCACCGAATCAAACACCGCACGCAGCGCCTCCAACTGATAGCCCCGCAGCGCACGCCCAATTACATAGCGGCTGAACCCCTCGGGATTCCCCAACACCCGCCGCAGCGTCGCCTCCCGCGTCTCGCGCCGCCGGCTACCCATCACGCCCACACCGCCACCACGCAGGCGCTCTCAATCACCCCATCCGCCGGCATCCACACCAGCACCCGCCGGCCAGCCACCATATCCGCACCCGCGATCCCACGATTCACCGGCACGTCAATCATGCGCACCATGCGCGACGCCACCAGCTCTATCACCGCCGTATATGTCCCCGCCGAGAACGAGACAACATACCCAGGCTGAAACAATGCATCAAAATTGATCATCTCACCACTCCCCAACGCCTGAGCACTCCTCTAGCGAATATTTCCAGATTCCGCACATCACGCTCTTGACGCCGGCCGCGGCCAACGCCGCGCTCACATCCGCGCCGCAAGCCGGACAGCACACGCCGACGAAGCGCCCCGCGTCGCGTCGCCGGCGCCCGCCCGTCTCCTCTACCATGTAAACATCTTCGTCAAACTGGCGCACCTCCCCTGTTCCCACGTCGCGCCAGTCAAAGACAATCCACACGCGCCTAATCAACGACGCACACCCAGGACACCGCGCCTTCAATTTCATCTTCACCACACACCTCCTACAGAACCAGTCGTAGTTATGTAAAATGCGACGGGGCCGGCGGCGAGTATAATAAGAGATAATTTCGCCGCCGGCCCTCCGCCACGCACCAGAACCAGTCGTAGTTATGTAAAATGCGACAGGGGCGGCGGCGAGAATGATAAGAAAAAATATCGCCGCCGCCCCTCCGCCATCAACAGAACCAGTCGTGGTTATGTAAAATGCGACGGGGGCGGCGGCGAGAATGATAAGAAAAAATATCGCCGCCGCCCCTCCGCCACGCACCAGCGGCGCGCCGCCAGGCGGCCCCGTGCGGACTCGAACCGCCTTCAGTCGGTCAGGACTTACTCCTTCCGAGGAGCGCCGACCAGCACCCACGCCGGCCAGCGGGCGGGGCCCAGATTCTCACTTACCACGATTCTTCTGACTAGGCTTCTTCTCAAACCACGGCTTGGTCCCGTCTGGACCATGCCGCCCCGATTTTTTCTCCGCACCACTCGGCTTCTTCCCCTTACCCATCTTACACCTCCTCCACTCACGCGGGGACCAAAAACACGAAAAAGTATGCAAAAATCTGCAAAAGTCTGCAATTACGCTATGCGCACCACCCAGACCTGCTGCTCGTAGGTCCCCTTATCCCGATCCAGCACCTCTCTGATCCCAGTCACACGATACTTCCGGGTCCCACTCCAACCCCGAGAGTACGTGATCCCCAGCACGTCCCAGATCTCCAACCCGTGGATCGGGAATACCCGTATCCATCCCGCGTCCCGATCCGCCCGCTCCCGCAATAGCTCAGCCCCCGCCTGCGCCGCCGCCTCACCAGCCGTGGTGTACGCCACATCACCGATCCACTTGTGCCGAAACCCCACCAGGTCCACCAGGTCCAAATCGAACTCCTCGCCCAGTATATCGCTCGCCCCCTGTACACTGATCCCGTTATACTCACCAGCCGCCTCCGCAAAGTACGCCTCACGGATCGGGTGCTCCCCACTGCCCCCCAACGCATAATCGCTCGCCTCCGCATCGCTCAACTCCTTGTAGGCCACGCCCTCCTGCCCATCGCTGCGCAACACGTCCGGAACCCGCCGCATCAACCGCCTGAGCGCCCCCAGCCCGTCCTCCCCAGCCCGCACCACAAAATCCATAGAAAGCGCCGTCATCTCCGCGCTCCCCTCGCTCGCCACCTCCACGAACTCCAACCCCACCTTGGCGCACAGCGCCGCCCCGATCTGCGACCCCAACTTGGCGTCCCACTGCATAACCCGCGTCGCCCGCCACTTGCTCAACAGCCCCTGCCAGTCCAGGCAGCGCAACTCTACCAGGTCAACGCCCTTCCGCTGGTGCCAGCGCAACTCCTCAATCCACACCGGCGGGAGCGGCGCCACGTAATCTGTCCCCGCCAGCTTCAAGCCCCGTTGAAGGTACAACTCCGACCCCACCTTCAGCCGCGCATAATCACTACTCGCCCCCTCCGCCAACAGCCCGTCTCGATTATCCAACACCATCTGCAAGCCGCCGCCCTTGCCCTCACGGTAGTCATAGGCCAACACCCGACTACTCAGCGAGTCATACCCAAGTATCTCCGCATACCACACCGCGTCATGCCCAATCAAGTACAAGTAGTGATTCGTGGCGTCATACCTCAGCACCACGCCATAGCCGGCCGTCGGCTCGTGGGCCTGCGGCGCCGGCTCCGTCCAGTAGGGCGCCGCCGCCGTATACTGCGTCGTGTGCGCCAGCGTGTAAATCCGCGTCTCGCCCCCCGTCCCGCCATACTCCCGCCCAACCGCAATCCGCGCCACATCCGCATTACACATGCTCGGTTCGAACCAACGATAATTCACGTCGTCGCTCAACTCAATAGCCGACTTCCCCACCCACACGCCGGCCGGATAGTAACCCCCATCCCCGTAGGCCAGCGTCCACAGCCGCCGATCATACGGACTGGCGCTCTCACGCCCAGCCGCTGTCATATACAGGTCCGCCGAGTAAAAGCAATCGATCCCGTCAAAGGAATACTTCGCCCCGTCCGTCCAGGCCACCTCAGCGCCCCACGTCGTCGTGCTCGCCGTGTAGCGCCGCAGCGCCAACACGTCGTCCGCGCCCGCCCCGCCCGGATCATACGTGTACATCAAAAACATATCCCCGCTGGCGTCCACATACGCCGCCGCCAACCCCGTCACCACGTAGCCGGCCGTCAGCGTCACGATATTCACCGGCGCCGCCCAGGAACTCCCATAGTTCGTGCTCGCAAACCAGCGAATGATATTAGCGCTGACGTGGTGCCGCACAAAGAAGTGCACGTTCCCGTCCGTGCCGCTCGCGCACGCCCCCGGCCGCACCGCCGGCGAGCCACCCTGCCACAGGTTCCCCCACGTGCTCCACGCGCTCGGAGTGTCCCGACTCGCCGGCGCCACCGCCTGCACGTGCACGTAGTTCGTCGCCGAGTTAACCATCACCCGCCCCACGTACCCATTCGCCAACACCACGCCGGCGTGGCGCCGCTCCGTATCCGTGAACTCTACCTTCGTCCACGCCGGCGTCTCGATCCCCGCACGGTTCCCCTTTACCCGCACATCCAGAGCCGGCAGCAGCATCAACCCCCTCTGCCCACTCGTCAGATTCGCATTGATACTCCGCATCCCAACGCCCCCTAGCGGATCAGCCGCCCGCCACTGATCCGATTCAACAGCCACACCACAAACCACGACGCCACAAATAGCAAGACAAAAAAAAGCAGAGACACCAGAAACCCCAGATCGCTATTCGCAGCCGTCGGCACCCATTCACGATATGTCATGCCCAACCGTTCCCAAGGTAACATAACACACCCTCCTTTATTATGTGGTACACCGCCTGGTAAAAAAGCCGGCAGGCAGTCCTACCAACCACCCGCCGGCAAAACCAAACGTGCGCCATGCCGCACGTTCAGTCCTCAACTAACCGCTTCACATACTCCGCCAGCGCGTCCCGCACAAACTGGCTCAACCGGCCGTGACCAGGAGACAGCTCACGCAGATCACGCAGCTCCTGACTTGTCAGGCGAACTCTCACACCAGCATTGCGCACGTCCGACGGATAACCCTGACGCAGCGACGCACACAAACGCCTAATATCAGCCACGACTTTCCTCTTCCAGATCATGCTTCACAAACAGCACAGCCTGCCGGCTCCCGTAGTGCGGGCATAACGCATGAAAACGCTCCAATGCCTCGCTCTCAGAAATGCGGTCTAGCACATGGCCCGCGCCGAGTATTTCCTTACCCAACGCTGCCATAACCTTCACACCGAGATAATCAGCATTCATGATGGCGACCACACAGCCACACTCACGCGTTACGACGTATACCTGATCGTCCATCACGTCAACTCAATCGAGTAAGGCCCAGTCACATCACGCACAGACCGCGCAAGCACGCGCTCAAGCTCCTCACGCGCCCGCGCCTCCAGCGCCCGAGCCGACTCCGCCCAGTGCACCGGAGTATAACCAGAGACATTGATCCTGCCGCTGGTATCACTCGCGCGTATGCCCGCCGCACGCGCCGCGGCCAACAGCGCCACCAACTCAGCATCCGCCGCAGACACCGTGTCTGCCGTGGCGCTGTCCAATCCATTCAAGGTGTGATGCCGCATGTAAAACACGCGCACCACGTCACCAACAGCCGGCGCCGTAGCCGTCCGAAGATACAGCACCTCCTCACGGATCCACCAGTCGAACAGAACCACAGGAGCAGGAAATGCCGGATTCGCCGCATCCCACGGCCACCACGCCTCCGCAATGCCACTCGGAGTATACGTGAGACCACTTATATCGACCTCACGGCCGGCCGCGGCCAGCGTCAACCCCTGCACCTCCCGCACCCCAGCCACCACGCTAAGTCGCCGCAGCGCAGAGCGTAGCGCCTGATCAATCTCATTATCCGTCCACCAATCGCTTGACTCATCACCCAACTCACGGCGACAAGCCGCTCTCCAATCTGCAATAGCCATCTCAGTTGCGCCTCATCCACATCTTCATGCTCGGCGTCAACTCGCGCCGGCCGCGGGCGCGCTCCGCCTCACGCGCCCGCGACTCATCCCGCATCCACACCTGCAGCAACTCCACCTGCAACAACAACGTCTCGACCTGACGCTCCAAGGTGAATACAACAGACTGCAACTCCTCAAACTCCTCAAAGTCCCGGAACAACCCACGTATCCGAGACATATACAAACTCAACAACTCATTCAGGCGTTTCATGCTCTCCCCTCCATCTACCTACGGCCGGCTGCGCTCGCTTTGCGCCTCGCTCCGCTCGGCACGACCGCTCGCTCTCGCCGGCAACTATCAAGCCACATTACTCTTGTGCAGGCCCCGATAATTCCCGACTCCCACACACACGATCCAACGCGCCTTGATGCGCATCTCGTCATTGGTGAACATCGAACCGACCACCGAATCGTCGGCAACGAAAATCTCCGGCTCGCGATGACCAGCCCAGTACCCGACGATAATACCAGGTGACAACGCCGGGTCCGCGACAGCAGCCCAATCAGTCGCATCAGTCCACTGAGGCGCGACGATGACCTCATACGATTCAAAATACGGATTCACATCATTATTGCTGCCGCCGGCCTTGTATTTCGTGTTCCGCACAACCAGCGCCGCCGTGCGCAAATCGATCGGAACAACAACATACCGCGGCGCATTCAACACGCCCAAGCGCCGACCGCTCCCAAGCTCCGTCTGTTTCATCATAGCCGTAGCCACCGCGTCCAGGGCCGTGTGATCCGCACCAAACGCAGTCGTCAACAGATTTGCATGATTCGTATGGAACAGCGCGTCGCCGTCGGCCAAGGTGGGCCCAACGCCCGCACTCGCAGTAAAAACAGCGCTAACCAGGTCAGAAACCGTGTTCCACGCCGCCGAGCCAAGCAACATCGGAATCTGCCTGAAAGCCTCAGTGTCATCATTCGCCATCATTTCAAGTGTAATCCCGACGTAGTTACCCTTCTTCACCGGACTGGCAGTTTCCTTGTAGTCATC